GGTCGCGGTGGCGATTGGCACAAATGGAAATCGGTCAGGGCCCGCGTCGCCGCCATCGACCCTGACGAAGCCTCACTGACCGAGGCTGAAAACCGGGCGCTGGACATTGGTTTCGGTGTCTGGTTTCTCGGGACGGGTGACATTCGCCAGGCGGCGTTTGCTGGCCCATACGACGTTGTGTGTTACAATTTTTCTATCCAGTACATTGTCGGGGACCATTTTGAACAGAGTATCAAGGCGATCAAACTGGCTGTCAAGCCTGGAGGTTTGCTGATTGGTATTACACCTGAAAAAAGCCTGATCGAAGGGACCAAGAGCCCAGACGCCCTCGGCAACGTCTTTGAGATCCACGGTGACAAGGTACTCATGAGTCTGACCGAGGGTCCATTTTACGCAGACGGACCCAAGTACGAACCTCTCCTCGACGGAAATGTGTTGCGACAGGCCCTCGAGCCCGAGTTTCGGTGTGTCTCATGGGGACCGATCGCATCAGAGAAAACTGGTCTCGTCACCGACATTTATGCACAGTTTGTTTTTCTACGTCTAGACTAGGGATGGCAGCCGTTGTTCAGGTGGGTCTGCTCGTCATTGGTCTCGCTGTTGCCGCGTGGAGCACTCGGCAAGAGGCTCCGTTAATGATTGAGTTACGTCGACGGTACGACATTTTGCTCAGTCACCTCAAAGACACTGATGTGGTCGATCCTCGGTTCGCGCGCCTCAGGAAACGGTGTATCCTGACTGGGATTCACGGGTCTCGTATGAACCGAGGCACCATAGGCTACAACGTCAACAAAGGGTACGAGATTTACATCTGTCTCGACAAGGAGGATGTAAACTCAGCAATGAATGTCCTGATTCACGAACTGGCACACGTCACAGTCGATGAGTATGACCACTCACCGGCGTTCTGGACCTCATTTAAAGACCTCAAGGAGCTGTGCAAGACGCTCGGTATTTATACCCCGATCGACGGGTCGATCGAGTATTGCGGTATCATGATTCAGGACTGATTTTTTTCTCACGTCATGGTAAATGTCTGGTGGTATCGTTCAGCTTGTTTCGACCGGCGCTCAGGACGCATGGCTGACGGGAAAGCCGGAGGTTTCGTTCTACCGCTCGAGCTATAAACGCTACACGCACTACGCCATGTCCCCCGAGCGCCAGCTCATCCAGGGTAACCCCTCGGCTGGTAACATCTCCACGATCCGTCTGGAGAAGAAGGGTGACCTGGTAAACTACATCTACCTGGTCGCCAAGGACACGACCGGTGCACTGATTCCAACAGTTGACTGGACGACTGTTATCGACAAGATCGATCTGCTCATCGGCGGTCAAGTTATCGACACCCAGGATATCACGTGGATGACCAGTGTCGAGGCGGTTACAGGCGCTCAGAACTTTTCCCAGCGTTTCCTGAACCACAATCCAACTGGCCCTACGAATATCGTGAACGGTTTCCTGCCGCTTAAGTTTTTCTTCTGCAAGGACTGGAACGTCTCTCTGCCCCTCGTGGCGCTCCAGTACCACGACATCGAGCTTCGTATCACGTGGAGTGCGAGCGTCAATCCCTCGTATCAGTACGAGGCCTGGACCAACTTCGTCTACCTGGACCAGTCGGAGCGCGACTACTTTGCCAACACACCCATGGACCTACTGATCACCCAGCTGAACCGTATTCCAATCGGTACGGCGAACATGCAGGAACTGGCTCTGGCTCACCCAATCAAGTTTCTGGCGTTCCAGTCCAATAACTACACTGAGGCGTACGCCAGTGGTGATATTCCAGCTGTCAATTACCAGTTCAAGACGCAGATTAATGGCGTGGATATCGGTGACTCACGCTCCATGTTCCAGTGGACCGACGTCCCCCAGTACTACTTCACACCGTACGGCTACAATCACGTCAACGCGACGGCGAACGTTGCACTGATTTCCTACTGCCTGGACACGTCAAAGCTTCAGCCGACAGGTACGCTGAACTTTTCACGCATCGATACATACCGTATCGTCGCTCCGGCCGGTGTCTCGCTGAGCACGCTGGCTGGCGGTGAGGGTCGTTACTTTTACGCGATGAATTACAACGTCCTGCGCATTAAAGATGGAATGGCAGGGATGCTGTATTCGAACTAGACCTTCTTTGGTGGCTTGGCGAATTTATGAATCACGAAAAAAATAACAGCCGCGATGAATGCGGTGGCGAGCATGCCTGTCGCTGACAGATCACCCATCTCGTTCATAAATTTAGGAATCAGATCCGCCAATTTGTTCTGAACTGGCTTGGAGAATGCAGCGACGGCGGCGATGCCAGCCAGAGCTGCATTCAGCTGGTCATCAGTCAGACCAAATGGGTTCTTTGATGATGAAGGGGACGCAGTTCCCGATGAAGCGTTGTCTAGACTCAGCGCAACCACCTTGTTGTTCTGGGGGTTCTTGTAAGGGCCGCCGCCCATGTCAAAATCGGCACTCGGTACGACGTCGGAGATTGGTGTCGAGAAATCCATTTCTATTTGAGGAGGTTTTATTTCGGCTTTAAATAACTCGGGTTGGTCAATCGCACGGGACTGGTACACCGGCTGAAGTTCCACAGGTGGACCAAACGAGCTCTGAGGCTGTTCTGGTTTTTCGGCATCCACCTGAGGAATATACTGGAGGATATCACTCGACCCGTTGAAATCGAGGTTTTCGATAATCATGTCTACTGTCTTCCGTGAAATCTTTTACGAGTCAGGGACGCGGGCCACCATCTCTTCGAGGATTGCAATCTTTTTGCGTGTCAGTTCCTCGACGCTACCCATTTCCAAAAAATCAAGCTGCTTCTTTGCTTCAAGAACTCGTTCAAGACAGCTTATATGACCGTGTGAAAATCCACGGTACATCTCTTTCTGAATTTCCTTTTCATCGACTCCACGAGAACGACAGCGAAATTCTACGTCGCTCATACAACTCGTGCATCTTTCCATAGTCCCATTTGTTCGTAGGAGGAGGACTCCTCAGTGCCTTGTTGATTTGGTCGAGATCCATCTTACCTTTCTCGTGCTAAACCTTTTTAATAGTCACCCCCGGGCGCCGGGCACTTCCGACCGGTGTACCAGCAGTCGACAGGGGTGCCACCACGTGCCTCGGGTTGTAGTTCTTCTGGTGGTATTGCCACATGGCGTCCGACCCGATCCGGAACCCCTTGCGAATCGGCGCTTTATAATAATAGACACAGTCCTCGATCCGGTTTGACTTGCTCGTGTTGTCGAGCACGAGACACTCGTAGTCTTCGGTACAGGCGTTCATCACCTGACAAAACATGTCAAACGTCGGAAAAACGCCGAAGAACGCCTTATAGAGCCGCTCGCGATTCTGAATCACATTCTCACGAAGCACAAAAACGTAGTCGACGTTGGCGCGCAGGTCTGGACTCAGGTCCATACAGTACTGCATCGTCAGCAAAAAGAAGATTTTCCAGTGTCGCCCGTTCATGAAACATTGTCTGATGCATGTGTCCTTCATGAACGACTTGTCGTACATACAGTCGTCCAGGAGCAAAAACGCACTCGACTTCCCACCAGCCGAGACGATGCGCCGCTGGCGCTCGAGCACCTTTTCGATGGCGTCCCTCTTGTAGTCCCCGTAGATGAACAGGTCTGGGATGAACTGCTTGTAGTAATGGTTGCCATCCTCTGTGCCTGACATGACGATCCCGACCGGCAAGTGTCGCTTGTGGTACATGATGTCCGTGACGAGCGTCGATTTCCCCGTGCCACGTTTGCCGATGAACACACAGACCTTGTCGTCGCCAATCTTCGCCGGGTCAAACCGCTTGAGTTGAAGGTTCATATCTATTCATGGACTGGATTTTTTCCGCACGTGAAAGGCGCACTCTTAGAGAAATTACTCTTTAACGTTTTATGGAGTCTGTATTTGACATCTTTTTGCCAATCTTTTTGCCTGTTTTTGAATCAAGCGTCGTCCTTGCGGCTCAGTACGCCAAGGCGACTGGTCGTGACTGTATCACGCCTCAAGACATGCGATATGGACTCATGTATGCTGCACGAACAATCACCGGAAAACAGATCGGAAGTCTGTTTCCTGAAATTTACGACGAGGAGGACTCTGACGAAGAGGAGGAATCCGAAGGATCCCTCCCAGAGGACGAGGAAAAAGAGGAGGAGGAAGAGGAAGAGGAAGAGGAAGAGGAACAATGGGTCCGGTACGACGGCACAGACAACGAACACGCCGTCAAGATGAACGAGTGTGCAGACACATGGGACGAGTGGGAACCAGAAACACCAGCCGAACGCGCGCTGAAGAACGCAGTCAATAAAGCGATGGAACAGTATGCGTGAACTCTCAGAAGGGTCCGACACAGACGAGGACGACGAGCTCCAGCCCAAGGTGAAGTATTCAGTGATTCTACAGAAGGAGGAGTACGAGGACGACGATGATGAAGAAGACCCTTTGCCGTTCGTGGACCTTGGTCCAGGATACTACTTTTTTGACTCGACACCCGAAGGACGCAGTCCTTCATTCTCAGGACTCCAGACCAGCTTCGTAGCGAAGGGCTTCCCCTCTTATAGAATTTTTCTCTCCGTCTAAAGTAAAATGTCCGGCATCGTATCAGCAGCAGCAGGCACCTTCGCCCCCTCGGTCTCGGCCGGTTTCTTCTTCGCAACCGCCATCGCGTGGATGGATGTTATCCGCTGGACCATCTCCCAGCTGGTCAACGTCAGCAAGAACGGTGGCAGCTACTACCTGATGAGCGCCATCTTCACGACGCTCCTGTCCGTCATCGTGCTCATGATCCTGAACCGTCTGCAGGGCGTGTCCAGATATGAGAAGGCCATGTAAATTGTTAGTATAAAGTAATGAAAGTACTTGACTTGACGCTGTGGAATTGGCTCGTCGCCTTTACAGGGTCAGGACTCGTAGGGTACGCCTTGAAGCTCAAAGGAGCCCAAGCGTGGGGGATCTTCCTCCTGGCTTGGATTCTCGTCGGTGTTTTTGTATACAAATTTTTTGGGATTCAGCAGCCCGCCGTCTACCTCGGACTCCAGAACGAGTCCAAGTACCCAGATCTCAGACACGGACTCGTTTCGGACTAAAGTCCCAAGTCGCGAAGCGACTTGTTTCTCAAAAGGCGGTGCGAGCAAAAGAAACATGTCATGTATATGACAAATGAATCTGAAGAATAAAGAACCATCTTTCACAATGACTTTCAAGCGTCCCGGTCTCGTTTTCATGGCCGAGCCCGCGACTCGTGTAAGTTCGTCACACTATGGTGCCAAGTACGAAGAGGTTCCGGTAAGGAATGAAACGTATATCGTTTGTCGCGACGGAACGATTCAGGCGAGACACGACCCTGAGCGGTGTATCCTGTGGAATCTCGAGGAGCATGAAGATGGGTGGTCGGACGGGAATGGGAACGACTTGATGGTGGGTTTTGTGCGGTGGGACGACGACATTCCAGACGGGCGGGGGTCAGATTCTACGAACGCGTTCATCATCGAGTTTAGCGACGACGAAAACGAGCCTGAAGTTTCTTCTTGATTCTTTGTAATGGAACTGATAGTTATTTTCATCCTTCTCGTCCTTTTCGTCTTTGTATTGGTCCGCACGGACAAGTCGCTGAGCGACTCGGACAAACAGATTCGTATTCTGTATCGTCAGACGGCACGGTTTGCCGTTGCAAGCCTTCAGGATGATTCATCTGTGTTCAAAACCCTCCATGCAAATTACGCCATGGGATACCTCATGGCTCTGAAGGACCTCGCAACCACGGAACAATTTGCTCGCGCGACAAACGACAATCTCTTGTCGTTTGAGCGTAAAATTGCTGCAATCCAGGATGCGTCGACAGTCAACCTCGTCGGTGATTGTCCGGATCTCATACCCGACGTGGATCCGAAACTTTTGCGTGCCATGTACATTCAGATCTAGACCCAAGTCCGAAGGACTTGTTTGGGGAACTCTCGGCGGACTTTAATGATTCATATAAATCATCTCACGTTGATTGAATGGAATACCATTGAAATTTGTCGTTGCCGCCATCGTATACGCCCCCATACGTTTCCATGTAAGCATGTCACCCACCTTGAGTCCACTCGGCAGCGCAATGTTTCGTGCGATGACGTCTGCACCGTCGCACGTGCTCCCGAAGAGCGTCACGTGTTCGAGCTCGGCTGATTCGTCCAGCTCGGGCTCAGGCTCGGCATGATCCATCAAAATACAATTGAACGCCCCGTAGAGTGACTCGTCGACGGTGACTGCACCATCCTTGACGCCAATGACTGGCGTGAACAGCGTCGCTATATGTTCTGCAAAAAATCGACCCGGCTCAGCAATCACCTGATACTGATCCAGTCCGGTTTCCTTCAGAGCGTCGTTGATATATTCGGCCGCCTCTTCGAGATCCATGGAGGATGAAAACCCACCACCAATGTCCACGAGCGTCGGCTTGAATCCATACTCTTTGAGGACGTCCATGGCGCGCGCCGCCGTATAAATGGCGTCGGCGTACGCGCGCGTGGATCGTGCCCCGGACCCGACGTGAAAACTCACACCAACGATTCCAAGTCCCAGTTCTCGCGCACGTTCGATGAGAGTGTACCAATCGGATTCTCCAGCTCCGTATTTATTTCCAAGGGTACATACGGCGGTTGGATCGTCGGCTCGGATCCGAAGAACCAAGTCCATGGTCGGCGCGTTCTGAGCCATCTTTTCAACTTCGCAAATCGAGTCAAACGTCGTTCGCGTAATCGCCTTTCGTGCAACGTACAGGATGTCGTCCGGTCGCTTACACGGGTTGGCGTAGATGATGCGTCCGGGATCAACAAAGTCCGATACGAGGTCGACCTCATGTGGACTGGCACAATCGAATCCACATCCAAGTTTTTCAAGTGTTTGAAGAAGAAATCGGTCGGGATTGCATTTGACTGCATAGTATGGGGTAACCTTAGGGAACAAGGTGTTCCAGGTTTTATATGCGGCTCGGGCTACGTTGAGATCGATAACGTAGTGTGTGGTCATCAAGAAGCTCGAGCGCTCCTGGGGAAACCTGACATTTTAGTTTTAGGTCCACTGGATCGGATCCCATATACCGTGAATGGTAAGGTCCAGTGGATACAGAGGCTGAATGGACCACTGGCCTGTATGAGTCAGAATATCACACAGGATGTGAAAGGCGTAGACGGTCCTGTGTCTCTTGGGTACGATCGCCAAGATCCACAAAGTATGGGGGACTTTGTAAAAGACGTCGTATATGATCCAGTTTTTCTTGATCGACCATGGAACATTTCCCGGCGTCAGAAACGTCGCCATCGGGAGGTCAGGTGCGATAGACCACCAGGTCCATATACCAAAGTAGAGACGGGTCACCAGGATGTGACCAAACCATAACATAAACAGAGTACGCTCCAAACTCTCAAGATGGATCGCCTGTTTCTGCTCGACCGTTCGGGATCCATGGAGTCGTGTCGCATCGAAACGATCGACGGGTTCAATTCGTTCGTCGAGTCCCAGAGACAGTTTGGTGGTACGATGACGCTCTGTCTCTTTGACCACGAGTTTGAAACGGTGTACGAAAAGACGCCGATAGAGGATGTTCCCCAGCTGAACGAAGAGACGTTCGTTCCTCGGGGGTCGACGGCTTTGCTGGACGCCATGGGACAGGTTCTCAAGATGAACCTGTCCGACGACGCGATGGTCATCATTCTGACTGACGGTGAAGAGAATGCTTCTACCAATTATACCTCGGCTCACATCAAGGATCTGGTCGAGCTCAAAAAGTGGAAGTTTGTCTACCTCGGGGCGAACCAGGATGCAGTCCTCGCCGCGTCAAACATCGGTATCAGGACGTCGCTCGGGTACGACGTGACCCGTACCCCCGAGGTGTTCCGGGCCCTGAGTGAGACGGTATCCAACTACACTCAAGACCCTTCGATGGGTCTCAAGTTTTAGTAGGCTGGATAATTTTCAGACTGATACCGCATACGAGACATACCAGCCCAACGCTTCTTTGCGCGTTCGTACTCAAAGGCGTGCTTGAGAGCCTCCTTTATCTTGGCGAGACGTTGTTTTCTCGAACGGACTTGTTCGAGGACGTAAGCAGCGCGGTTTCGTAACGTAGGCACCTTGACGTATTTTCCATTGACGTATCGTACGTAGGGCGTTTTCTGTTCCTTCTCTGACTTTTCGACGAACGATTTAATTTTAGGCACACGTTTATTATCAGATGGAAAGTTTCTGTTGAGCCAACTGTTCCACTCTTGTCGCATGATGACATAGTCGTTCTTACGAGCGATGTTCTTGTTTGTCGGGAGAGCGCGAGTACTGTGATTCCAGTTTATCGAGTTTTTATTTACCCGGTACGGTTTCTGTTTAAGATTCATGTATTTGTTTGCAAGATTTACATAACTACGGGGATATGCATAAACAATCATTTTTTTACCGTTCATAAAAGTCACTGCAAGCGTCAGTCGAGTATATCGTTGTCTCGAAAGCCGTTCGAGATTACCAGGTACGTTCGTCGTCATACATGTACCCTAGAAAATATATCATGGCATTTCAAAACTTCGAGCTTCTCTTCGTACTCACGAAGTTCCCCCTTGCCAGTCACCGTCCCACGAAGTTCCGGACCCGTGAGCGTCACGGCGTCGAGAACGAAATCCTTGAACGCCTCACAGGCCAGTGGAACTATCGGCTGAATGAGCTCCCAAATCTGACGCGCGGGTTCTTGAATCTCAGGTTGGGCGTGACTGTCCATGCGCAGACGTAGAAAGTGAAGCAGGTTGTGGAGATTTTGTTTCCAGATAAACTCTGTCATGGTGCCGAGTGGGAGGTGCACGCGCGCCTCTTCACGGGCGACACCCTGGGCGATCAGCGACTCGTAAACGTCAAACGCCTGGTCGCACGACGCTTTCTGTTCAGCACTATCAACGTCAACGCGAGAGCCTGCACCTTGATGGTTCGTGGCAGACTGAGCATGATACTCTTCTGGAACATAAAAATCGCTCGGAAGAACCGAGTACCGCCCGGAAACCTCGTTGACCGAGGCGGTCCGGTGACGAAGCCACTGACGCGCGACGAAGATGGGCACGCGCACGTGAAACTTAAACTCAACCATCTCGAAAGGACTCGTGTGCTTGTGACGCATGAGGTATCGAATGAGCGCCCGCGTCTCTGATTTCTTCGAAGCACCCGTTACGGAAATCCGAGCCGCATCGACGATCGCCTGGTCGTCTCCCATGTGATCGATGAGTGTAACGACACTGGACGCGAAGCGTCCAGTGGAGCTCGTCATATACCTTTAGGCAACGGCACATCTTTAGGTCTCGGAACGAGTTTCATCGTCCCGTCGGCGTGAACACCGTTCGAGACGTACTCCCGAATCTGTTCGAGTGTCTGACCCTTGTGTTTGTCGTCGGCGGCGTGTGCGTAATTCTGAAGTTTGTTCCATACGTGGTCTGCATCACCGAACGAACTACAGTGCCAACCGGCGTACGTCACGTACGGAAACTTCCATCGATTGTCCCGGAAAAAGTTGGGTCCGAGTTTCCGAAACGCCTTGGCGTTCGTCACGACGGTTCCGAACCACGGTTCGCCCGTGAACAAGAAATCAAACGAAAACTCAAACATCCACATGTGAATGCTGTGCGTCTTTGTGGGATCGAGTTGAAGAACTTTGGACATGTCCGGAATTTCATCCACGTCACTGATCATGACAACGGCATCGTCAGGTACACCGTCGAGTCCCAGAAGAACACAGTCACGCTGATGCTTCTCGCGGTCCCACAGGCCAACGGACGAACACGGTGGACAAATGACGTGACGGATCTTGTGTGCCCACGGGGCGAATCGGTCCTTGTTCTGGTCGTAGTACAGAGGCTTTGGGTTTCCAGCATGAGTTTCTCTCGACTCGGCGAGCACAAAGACGTCGACGTGTTCGTCGAGATTTTTGAGTCGCATTTCTAAAACATCCAGCTCGTTAAAGAACTGGAACGTATCGACAATCATTTTCTTGGTATAGTAGTAACTATGGCTGCTCTTAAGCCATTTAAAGTCAGGCCGTTTGCCGTCTGGACGTTCATCATCATCCTCGTGGCGCTCGTCATTTTCGGTTCGTCCCGAAGCAACTACCAGTCGCGCGGGTCTCTCGCTGAGGTTGTTTACGCGGAGCCCAGCATCAACGCACGTTCACCGCCGGAGGTGACTCTGACACCGTCACCGACCGAGACGGTCCTCAGCCAGATTCCCAACGACACGTACACGCCGCTGACGCACGTTCCCCTGAACCTGTTCCCAGAGCCAGCGGACAAAATGCAGGATTACGACCACAGAAACCTTCCCCTGGCACCGCTCGCCATCAGCATGGACCGTGCCGTACGTATGATTCCCCTTGACGAGGCGGAAGAGGATGCGATGTACCCTGCGACGCTCGATGACATTTTCAAAGCGTCTGAACAGCAGGGGTTCATGCAAGCGTCAGTCGACACTCTCTACGACGTGATGTCGCTGACGCCACCCAAGCTCATGACAGACCAAGTCTGATGGCAATAAACACCAGGAGCGCCAGGATCAAAACGTTATACAAGAGCCACGCACCCACGTAGGGCACGAATGCGTTATTTTCCCAGACCAAACTAAGGATCTGCCTCGTAAGAGACTCATCGTCATCTGGTTCACTGCTTGACATGGATCGTTTTCTTCCTACTACGAAGCGAGAAATAAACGACCCCGTCTTTGCGCAATCGGGTGTTTTGACGTGCGTCCACGGCAAACCGGGTACTGGGAAAACAACACTCGTCAAAGAAAAACTCGGACACTGTCTCTTTCTTGAACATGACGTGTTCAAAAGTCGTCAGGGAACCCTGGACATGTTTGAGCGTCTGCGGTACTCGATCCTGCCGATCGTCATCGACGATTGGGAGACGGTCCAGGATCTCATCGGGGTTCGTGAAATCCAGGGGGCAATCTCACTGAAAAGTCCGACGATCGTCATCGCGCTGACACCTGTGAAACTGACGCCCCAGACCATCTATCACGAATGCACAGGCGTCAATCACAGACGAGCCGCTCTGGATGCGTATGGGAATGCGACCCCAGACGATTTTGAAACCCCGAAGGAGTACGTCCATCGTCTTTTACGAGGGGATTGGAAAAATGTTCGAATCGGGGACACGACGCACGAACACGGTCACGTATGGAGCATCGTCCAAGAAAACTATCCGGACCGCGTCAACGGCGACATCGATACACTCGCACGTATCGCTGACCTCATGTCTGAGGCTGACCTGCTCGACACGGACGTCTACGACAACTACGACTGGAACATCATCATGCCCCTGTTTACGATGATGTCGTGTATCGAGCCGTGTCGACTCATGAAACCCATGAACAAAACGCCCAGAACGGGAAGTCTCTGGACCAAGTACCAAAACATGTGCATGCGTCACAAAAAGCTTGATGCGCTGATGCGTCGCTCGAACATGCTGACGAGGGACGCACTCGATACTGTCGTCCGTGTCCAGTTTTTGAACGGTGACTACTCAGCCTGTCGGGATTACAAACTCGAACCGTCGGACATTGACGTCCTCGGGCATATCATCGGGCCGTTCAAGCCGAGGGTCGTCACTGCGGCAAAAAAGATGTGCGTCTGAAGTATGAAGGAAGACCCCTGGCACGATCGGGAGGAGGCGTTCCTTACCAAAATCGAGCAGCAGTGCAACGATTACGCGGCTCATCACACGAAAGACCACATGTACTATAACCGTTTGTCGTCGCGATTCAACATCCCGATTCTGATCGTCTCAGCTGTCAACGCATTGACAGCCATCTCACTCAACTCGTTTCTGGACCAAGAGTACGTCAGTATCATGAACGCCGTCTTGTCCGCCGGGACGGGCGTTCTCGGGTCGATTCAACTGTACATGAAGCTCAATGAGAAAATGACGAACGCTCTGCGGGCATCGATTCTCATGAAGCGTCTGGCGCTCAAAATTTCAAAGGAACTCAGCATCGATCGAGAACAACGAACGACGGAAGGACAGGCGTTCCTCCAAGAGTGTTTTGCCGAGTTTAACACGGCGCTCGAACAAGGAAACCCTATCGAAAAGAAGCTTCGGAATCACCTGTCCCTTGTCGAACCCCCCGGAAAGATGGAGAAGAAAATGTCGCTCATGAGTCTGGCGAATGCCGCCGTCGGGTTCGTCGGAACCCCCCGCGCCGCATCGCTATGGAACGAGGTTGAATCACTCACTCCGTCTTCTGAGGAGGTATGACCGGGCTGGGCCCGTGAGCCTGTTCGGTCGCACGCTTGTCCCGGTAGCGCTTGTACAAGAAAAACACGACGAGCAGGAACACGAGCACGGCGGCGATGTTGAATGGCGAAAACAGGGGTGACATCGTTTCTTTGAGGGCGGTTTCGATCCGAACTTGGCGAGGCACATCGACGACTGGAGGGACGGGGTCCATCTTATAGAAAAAACATGTTTTTTCCACGCCAATGTGGCGCACTGGAGTAAAGAGTCAAATGATTTCAGTCGACGAACTCTTTTCAATCGCAGAGTCATGCAAGGCTCGGGATGAACCGGAAAAGCAATTCATCTGGACAGAATACAGGTGTCGATTCTGTCCAGATGACGGAACGATGGTTGAACACGACGACCAACTTTTCACGAGAGGGTCGCGTATCATGAACGAGGATGGCTTGCCGACGTGTGTTTCGTGTGGACATTCCGATCCGGTGTTTGTGTCGGACGAGCCTGAGTGGAACGGTGGGGCGAACGACGAAGGGGCGGACCCATCACGTGTCGGTGCCCCCGTGAATACCACGCTGTTCAGTGCGTCGTGGGGGTCTGGAACGATTATGACGGTACACTCGTCTGGGACGTATGCCAACAAGCGACTTGCCCGGATCAACTTTCACACGTCGATGAATCACAAGGACCGAGCACTTCACCACGCGTACGAAGGTCTCGACCACGTCGGTCGCGTCATTCTCGGCCTTCCAGATTCGGTGATGCTTCAGGCAAAGATTATGTACCGCAAGTTTAGCGAGAGTGTTTTGACACGCGGGGCGATTCGAAACGGTATCAAGGCGAACTGTATTCTGAGAGCGTGTCACGACGCTCATGTAGCTCGCACGACACATGAGATTGCCGAGGCGTTCAACATTCCGGCCCGGGACATTTCACGGACAGCGGACATTTTTCGAGAGACGATCCCGACGGTCCAGACGACGACGACCAAGTCGTCTGATCTTGTCTCGAGGATATTCAACCAGGTGACTGTTCCAGAAGAGCTCCGCGGACGCATCCGACAAAAGGCGATTCGGATGTGCGAACGCGTCGAATGCCACCCGCTGCTGATGGGGAAAACACCCAAGGGGGTGGCTGCTGCTGTTTTGTACTCGGTTCTGGCCGAGTACGGACTCCCACGGGAGACGGTCGCGTCGATGTGTGAGGTGTCCCTGCCGACCCTGGTCAAGCTCGAGAACCTTGTGAAAAAAATATAGTCTCCTTGTAATGGCAAACCGTACTCCAGTTCTCATCTTTGTCGTCGCCCTCATTGTCCTGTACCTACTTCTGACGTATTCGTACGCAGGGTACACTCCCGACTTTCCACAGGAGACTCGCAACCGCGACATTTACCAGGGGGCTGGTTTCATCCTCGAGTCTGACAGCGTCGCCGACCGCCAGGTAAAGAAGTGATGCGTCTGAAGACCAATGGCTACTCTCGTTCGTCCACCGCCGACGATCATCAAGACGAACCAGCGAAACAAACCCTACTTTACACTTCATAAACACGTCAACTCGGTGATGGCATGGGAAACGCCGTCAAAAATGGCCGTCGTCGCGTTCAAGCGACGTGACGACGTCCACGCCATGGGTTCGATGATCGAATACCATCACCGAGTTACACACGAATGGCCTGATTTTCGTGAAATGACATTCACATCAGGTCCAAAGGATATCAAGGGACTTGACATTCTCGACGTCTACGAATGGTCTAACGTCGATGAACTCAAAGTTTTTTGCGCATCGCATTATTTTGATTTAATTTTGGTCGACACGGTCAGTGATTCGTTCAAAATCAAGGGTGAAGTGTACTCGCTGGAGATTCCAGAAGAAAGTCACGTCCCATATCTCGAAAAGCTTTACATTCTCTACTAGTTTTTATTCGGCAACGGGTGTGAGATCTGATGCAGCGGCGACGCGACCCGTCGCTGGAATGATCGCCTCACCGTTGAGAACGGCCCGGGTGTACTTCATGGCGATACCGAAATGAATCTCGACCCACATGAGTGCGTCACGGTTATCGAGCTTCACTCCCATCGGATTGGAATTGACTTCGGCGACCAACGCCTGATGACGTTTCGGATCACCGAGAGTATCGGCGATATCAGTCATCTTCTTCAGCCAGACAACGTGACTCTTCTGCTTGGGATCAAACGCCTTGATAAAGACTGACGTGGAAGTCATTTACATGTTGACGATGTTTTTCTCTAAGTCCAAGAGACGCGGACTCAGTCTTCGTCATCCCCGTAATCCCCTTCATCATCCTCGTCATCTGCAAATTCATCTTCGTCGTCGTCCGAGAGGTCCTCTTCGTCTTCATCCGAACCAGAGTCGGAGTCCTCCTCACTCGGGACGTAATCATCATCTGATTCGTCCCCTGTGCGTATCCACTCACCTTCACCGATACACTTGAACCCGATCTCAGTTTCGTCATCGGTCTCGAGGTAGTGTGTCACGCTGTCGTCGTCGATCTGGTATGTCTCGTCTTCGTACTTGTAAATCGTACACCCGTGCTTATCCTTGTTTTCAGTCGGACTCAAAAACTGAATCGTAAAAATGGAACCGTCTGTGTGAATGATTCGCGCCACGAGAGAAACATTCTTACCGGTTCCGACGTCAGTCCAGACACGTACGAGACTCATCACTGGAGATTCTGTGTAGAATTTTTTTATCCGTTAAACGCAGAGGATGTCGACAATCGAGAGTGTCAAGACTGGTTCCAGACAGGTTTTCGAGACTGGTGTTTTCGGAAGTAAAATTGCACTCATCATTTTGCTGATGATTCTTTCGTTTGTGAATGCTGACGTCAGTTTTGTCAAAGAGAAACCTCGTATGTTCCTGTTAGAGTCGGCCGTCGTCGGGCTGTCTGCTGGAGTCCCATTCACATACATCGCCCTAAACAGAGGGAAGGAAATCGGTGATGCCATTTCACTCGGCGTCACTGCGTTTCTCATCTTTTTTCTGTTTCACGTCGTCATGGAGTTTTCAGGTCAAAATCAAGCGATGATCGATCCGTCTGAACTCACAGAAAAGGAAAAGAAACAACAGGCTCTGATTCAAAAGGTGACCAAACTCAAGGCGACCAAGTGGATCATCTTTGCGATCATCGTCATCATGATCATGCTCGCTCTCGTTGTTCACGACCTTGATATCGGCGTCGGTACGATGCTTAAAGAGGCGCTTTTGATGGCGACGTGTGGGGCCCTGCCGACAATCATGATTGCGCGCGACAGAAACGAAAAGGATGGGAAAAAGATTGCCGTCGACTTTTTCACATACTTTGGTGCATTCTTTGCGGGACACATCGCCCTACAGATGGGTGGATTCTACACACATCTGTTCCTCCCTAAACCGGATGAGGTTCCCCCCACAGGTACCCGATGACGTCCCCGTTTCTCTGAATGAGTTCACCCGTCTGTAAAACACCAACGTATTCCGTATGGAGAATTTCATTCTCGACGAGATGATGCAGTAAGGGACGCATGACTGTGTGTTGGACGAACGGGATACCATCCTCGTAAAACACGCGCACCTTTTTGGGTTTGTTATAATGGCGACACATGGGACACCGTCGATCGGTCGTGTACCATGTGCCGATGCATTGTTTGTGAAACACGTGTCCGCATGGGAGGGTATGCGACTCGTTCGTGTTTCTGTCGAGACAGATGGAACAGTCTGGAGCGTGGATGTGACACGTATTGAGCGAACCTGTACATGGGAGACGACATCGACGAGGACGAGTTCCTTCAGTACGTGCCGAACACCTGTTGCTCATTACACACTAGAGTCATCGAGTCTTTAGCAGAACCGCCACCTGTGGCCGCATAGGCAACTACAAAAATTTGTCGCCGGCTCATCCGCACTTCGTGTCTGCATCTGGTAGTAGCTCGTCTTTTTCGACTTGCACTTGGGACATGTCAAGATACCTTCGTATGCTGCATCATTCTTCGCCTTGGTCAACTCCATGATAGTCTCCTTCTCACGAATCTTTCGTTCGGTGACACCCACAGGGCCATCGGGCCACATCTGACCCGGCTTGAGCGTCTCGAGATCCTTGGGCTTGACCTTCTTGGCAAGGTCTGGGTTGTTCCGGAGGTTGAACAAGACGCTGAGCAGACGTTGCTTGTACCGACACCTGAACAGACGATTTTCCCACGACGGAGCTTCTTGTTCGTACTTGTTTTTGTTCAAGACGACACACTTTTCAGTCTGCGTCACAGCCCAGTTGTAAACCGCGAGCTCCGCATTTCGAGGTTTGATACTCTTCCCGGGGTAAAACTCTTGAAACTTTTCACGGGCGTAATCACGAATAGGGTGTTCGGTCGACATGGTTAAACGTCACGCGAACATGAAGTTCTTGACTCTGTCGTGACATATTTTTTTGTTGACTCTTTATAAATGAAACCCGTGAATAGAGCTCGTCTTGCATCCCTACAGACCAAGATCAAAAAGCATATCTCTCAGACACTTTCCCAGCATACACATCTTCCTAATAATGTCAGATTGCGTTTTGTGAGTCTCAAGTTGAGTAAAAACAATGCGTTCCAGAAACTCTTGGCAAATCGCAACTTGATCCTGCTGATCAACTCGCTGCCACCCGTACCAAAATTCAAACCAAACGTGTATCCATCGGTTCCGAAAAACGCACCGCGACCAAAACCGAAATAAAACAATCACGCGTGTAAAAAGAAATGCCCCATAGTGATCCAGCGAAGGTGGAGCCGGACAGTGACTCCGAGTCCGTGTCGTCGTGTTCATCGATTCACACACACGACCTGTTTACCGGGTGGCGTCTTCCCGAGGTGGCGTTTTCCGTTCGACTCCCCGGGTGGTTCGTCGTTCTCGTGACGATGCTCCTGTTCAAGGGGCCGCCTTCGTGCGTCGCGTAATTCCAAGTGAAGTTTCCAATGTACTCTTGGCGCGCGCGAGGGGTTTGGGTCTCTTGAGAACTAAATCCCCCGTGATTTCGTCACCAGGTCTTCGTGCCGGAACGGCATTTGACATGACGACCGTCGGCATCATGTGCGTCTCGTACGGCATAAAAACCTGAACGTTCGACGATCCCGATCGAAACTCCTCAATCGTGAGCGTCCCCCCAAACACTTTAAGTGCTGTGCGCTTCGGTGCGGCTCTCGTCGGTGTGTACTTTTTCATCGCGTGCTGGCGCATCAAGGCAAGGAGCATCTGGCGTTCACCGGCGCGCGGACCGCGTTCGTCCAAGAGGTGCGCCTTGGTACACTCCCACGAACAAAAATGACCCGTCGTATGAAAATGGCGCCTCTTCTCGTCATACTTGTACGGTGCGTGTAAAGCCGGTCCCTCGAACGGGTGACAACAGTACCAACACCAGGGGTCAATTACAGGTCCATCGGACCTGATCATTGAACTTAAAAGTCTCTAGGTCTTTAATAAAAGGATGTCCTTATTGAGCATCGACGTCGGCATAAAGAACTTGGCCATGTGTGGCATCGACCCAAAGACTCGGTTGATAAAACATTGGGACGTTTCTGGAGTTCCGCCGCAACACGCCGACGGACTCTTTCGAGCGCTCAAGACACACCTCCGTGGTTTACAATGGACGCTCGACGCACACACGGTCCTGATCGAGAAACAGCCCGATCGGAACAAGACGATGAAGGGTGTCGAACATTTTTTACACGCATACTTTCTCTGTCACGACAAGGATGTCATCGTGTATGATGCTCGGCATAAGGTTCCCGACGTCGCTGGTCCAGGACGCACAAGGTACCTTCAACGCAAAAAGGCGTCGATCGAGCGGTGTCGCGCCTTCCTCCAAGAGACACAGCCGCATTGGATTCCGGTGTTTGACAAGCACAAGAAGAAGGATGACTTGGCGGATACATGCATGCAGGCCCTTTCATTCATCAATCGGATCCCAGACGAACCAGTCGCCGAGGTCAAGGCTCGTCCACGGAAACCCACCGAAAATCAGACACGTACCAAGTACTCCAAGGCGAATCTGGCGTGGCTCGTCGTTCAGAAGAAGCATACGACGGATAAGCGATTTGAAAAGGACCTGAAACGGTATTATCACTCGCTCAGTGAACTTTTGACCGAGTTTAATTTATCACTTCAGTATTAGATGGCGGCGAGTTGTCCGTATGGTACGAATTTACAAGATACGACAAATTGCGCTTTAATAAATGAAAAGGAACGTGATCCTCTTGAACCTTTTGAACGTCCAACTGATACACCTATTCTCATACCTCGTAATCTTTTTTCTACAAATCTACAGTCAAATCTGGAACAATGTGATGGTACAACATCATGTCAATATGTAGGGTTTGATTTTGAAACAGACACCGGAACAAGAATCAATACCATGAAATATGATATTGATATATCACAAGTTGGTGGAAGTAAGGGTGTGTTCACGAAGGAAGGACATACAGTACCGACCATGATGGTAGCGCCACCGGGCTATACGTACGATTTTATGAGTATTCGGGGAACTGTTATAGGTGCCACGTGCCCCGGTGGCGGAGAATTATATGAAGACTATTGTAGAATTTATGCGAATGAAAACTACGCAGGTTTACCGTGTGCCTGTTATCATTCATGTCCCTCTGGTTGGACAGAGATTGGGTTTTCTAATGATGCCTGGCATGCGTGTAGTGGATGCCCTGGGTTCACACCAAAATATTGTAGAAAAGAACCTATTATTGTAGGTGAGAACGCATATTATGATGGTATATTAGGGTGTAAAAGAACGTGTGACGCAAATCAGACATGTAAAGGATTCAATTTTACTCCAATTTTCAAAACATGTCTTCTCTATTCTTCTATAATAGACTATTCTTATGATTCTAGTAAAGTTTCATTCACGCGTCACGATTTTCCAACGTCTGAAGGAAAATTGTTCCCAGAGATACGTGATTCCGTTACATATCTGGGAAATACAGGAAGTGACTGTGGTAAGATGAATGAATGTAACAGTAACATAGCACAAGTTTTTGACACGCCCGGTGTTCAATCATTCTCTACGACAGATATTGACACGTGTGGCTTCTGTCCCGTAAAAACAGTTAACAAAGTTTCATCTGATTACTATGTTCGGGACGAAGTTGGAAAAACGACAAAGTACACACAAAAAGATGCTGCACTCGCTGCATTACAATATTCGAAGGTTCCAAATCCTATTACGACATCTGAATCATCTTTGCTTGCATTATATAAGATAACGCCGTACACAGGAACACAAACGCGATATATATTTATCACTCGGTCTAAGAATATAATATATGTACACACAGAACATCACGACCCAAATACCATTGATCCCAATACAGGTGAATCCCCCAGTCCAGGGAGTCTTGCTTTTCCTTTTCCTATCAACGCAGTTCAATTTTCATTCATACTCGATGACGGAACTGTTATGGCTACACCACCTACGCTCACGCAGTTTGGACAAGAGAATAAGATGACATCTATAGTCGGAAACGGTACGACAACAACCGTTACGACTGCCATGGCTCACAATCTGACTAGTACGAGTACTATATTCTTGTATGGCGATGATCTTCCAAGCTCTTTTTTAAATCCAACAGTCATCACCGGTAATATCACAATCATAGACAATCCCGATCCTACGAGCACGTCCAATCCAAAATATCTCTTGCCAAGTGTAAGTTTTACATTTCCGAGTGATTATTCAGGTTCGAGCAGCGCTGTTAAAATGTTTTTTTCAAAGAGCGAGGGTCGTGGTATACCTACATGGAACATGATACCGGTTGATTATGTGACGAATGGGTTTCAGTTTAGAACGACCGGATTCAAGTACCTGAAAAAGAACACATCAACAAAGTACACTCAATATACGATGCCTTTGTTTTTTGGCACCAGGGTTGGAAAACCCGAAAAGTACAGTAAGGATTTTGCTGACACGGTTTTTATAGTTGAAAAAGTTCAAATTGGTTCTCAATATTCAGTGTATGAATGTCCCGCGTTTAACCAGAGAAATAGTGATTGTTACGATTATGGCGAAAAACACAGAGGCCATACATGGTTTCTCGAGCCGGAAAAATGTGAATCAGCACCAACACTTAACAGATGGACAGGCACGCCAACGTGTGCGGGGATGTGTAACACGGGATGTCCTGACGGATTTAGAAAATTAATAGATGATGACATAGGCTGCTTGAATTATCTAACCAATGGGTTTAATATGTCTAGGGGATGTAGATATGAACCCGGTCCGACTATACGAACAGTCGACACAATATACGATATGATATTCGAAATGTTTACGGGGTCTGGAATTTATGACTACCCGGAAAATATGATTTTTCAGTCTCTGACGGGCACGAAATACCTTCTCGAGAATAAGAAACTTCGGAAAATAAAGAATGACATAATGTACTATTATGTCATCAAAAACAGCGGAACCGACAACTGGAACACACTCACCGTCCCATCAATAGAAATGCTGGATGATATGCCAAAGGGTCCCGATGTAACAGTTCCACAGGATACAGGACCTGACACAGACAATAACTTTTATAATGTCAACGTAAATGCCCTCAACGTAAGTCCTGTCAGTAGTACAAATTATGAAAATTTGACCCAAAAAGCATGGGTGACACAAATTCTTACATGTCCGACTGGTTCATATTCGACCGAAGGAATAAAACCATGTACAGTGTGTCCTCCAAACTCTACATCAAGAGCAGACCATAAAGCGTGCGTGTGTTCTGATACGATGTATTTTTGGAACGACGCAACAAACACATGTGATCTCAAGGGATGTACCGGCAATAAATACAATCTCATCAACGGGAAAGAACCGTGTACGGAATGTGTATCCGGATCAACTGTAAGTTCAGATCATACACGATGTGTGTGTCCTTCTGTAGTAAACGGCACGAACACATGGCAGGCTGGCACGAACACATGTACGTTGGTATGTAACCAGGGGTATACCGCCTATGGAAACAGGTGTATAGACAACTTGCCGAATTCTATAGCACAAGCTGCCCTCGATCTCGAACGCCAACGTATCCAGTTTGCGTTTACACCGACTGGTGGTGCACCACCACCAGTGGCCCCAAACTCTGATATTCAGAATGCGCTCAATCGCGAACGAGACCGCATCACATACAGTCTCATCATCGTTAATAATATTACTTCGATTACACAGGCCCAACTCGATATTCAGATGACAGGCGCATTGAAATACAGTGTCCCGTGTAAACCAGACGGTGGATTTTATTCATCAACTGGTTTTGAACCATGCTTACCATGTAAGACATGTACGACACCTACAAACGGGACACTCACAGAATTGGCGTGCTCAGTGACGACAGACACTATATGTACATACCAATGCAATCCGGGTTTCGTTTTATCGGTTTCGGACGTATTACCATCTTCTCCCACATGTCAATGCCTGAGCGGTTCTTACATCAAGCCAGACGGAACATGTGAGGTATGCTCATCATGCCCAGCAGACACTGAATATAGTAATTACACTGCCTCCGGGTGTACCACAATCGATACAACGTCTGACCGAACATGTAGATTATCGTGTAAATATGCGTCCGGTTATTATAACTTGAACGGTGTATGTACATCATGTCCGACAACAAGATGCCCAATAGTTCAATATGCAACATTGGTTGACTGTCCATCGACTGGTTCTTGTACTTATACGTGTAATGAGGGCTTCACAAAATCATCCATTAAATTTTATCCACCTTCATGTACTTGCTCAGTTGGTAGATACATCAATTCTGTTGGTAAATGCTTAGCATGTACAGCGTGTCCGGCAAACACTATCAGCACTATTTACGTTAAATCAGGATGTAACAAACTAAACTCAAGTGTTGACGACGTAACATGTACACGTACGTGTGCCGCTGGATATTATGATAATAACGGCGTTTGCGCGCAGTGTCCGAGTGGTTATTATACAGTGAATGGTGTATGTACACCTTGTAATACATCGACGTGTCCAGCAAACACGACGAGTACTATGTACACATTTTCAGGTTGTTCGGGAAGTACGGGACCTGGTACGTGTATACCTTCATGTCGGAACGGTTATACCATGGTGAATGGTGTATGTACCTGTCAGGCTGGTAACTATACAGTGAGTAGAGTATGTACACCGT